GATTTCTTCAGCCGCCTGTTGTTCAGCCTGTGCATCACTTTCCTCTTTCTCTTCCTTGGAAACATATTTACCTACGGTCTTATCGTATACCGGAATACCACCGTTAAGAACAACCTCCATAAAATCATAGTTTTTGACAACATATGCGTCATTCCAAGTCTTCACATCATTAATCCATGCATCTATCTGTGTTTCGTTATCTGATAGAGGTGTTTCTTCAAGGTCAGCCATAATCTTGATCTCGGTGCGATCCTTGGTTTTTTCGCCACGTGTAAGGGTAAGTTTTATGTCGTGGCCTTCATAAAGGTCAAATACATTGTAGAATTCCTTAATCCTACCGTACTCATCCCTCATATAATTTTCGAGTTCTTCTTTTGTCGCACTCTTTTTGAATTCATTCCTGAATGCTTTCTTGGCTGCATTTTCATTGTATTCCTTATAGATATCTTTCAGATAGTCATAGCATCCCTTACCGTTATCCCACTCGTTAAAACGCCAAAACTTCACACCTTCAGATTCATTGTCACGATCAATAACTCTAACAATGTGTGCTGTCTTCGGCTGATATTTATATGCTTCCTTCCAAAGTGCCTTCCATTGAATGCTGTTGCTAATGTTGCCATCAGCATCCTTCAATTTCATCGCCTCGGCTTTATATGCATCAAAAGCGTTGCAAAACGGGCATCCACGAGAATCACGCATAGTCTCATCGATATGCTGGTCATTAAGGCAGGTGAATGCCTTGAAGCCGCTCTTCGCAACCTCAGTGGGCACTTTCATGCTATGGATATGAATGTCTGTGGAAATTTTTTTTGTAGTCGGACTTGCCGGAAGAATTCTTATTCTCACTTCCCTAGTGTCTTCGTCCTCTGCAAGTTTGACGTTGAGATAAATCTTCGGGTCAAAAACTTTTTTCTTATAAACGTCCTCACGATTTTTCTTTTCTTCCTCCACGAATGGAGAGTTATCATTATAATCTGCCATTATTATAAAATGTGTTAATATATTATTTTTTCAACTAAATTTTGCAATTGTTTCGTATTTCTATAAATAGTTTGCTTTTGCTAAATATACTACTTTTTTTTGATTTTTTTAACAAAAAAGCGAACATTTTTTCAGTTCGCTTCTTTTGCATTTTGTTTTGTCCATTTCGTTATTTATTTAAAATAGTCCATCAGATCTTTTGGAAAATCCGAAAAGCTCTTCTCAACCTCCCTTGTATTAAAATCTTTAATGTCGTCATTGGTGATTGTATAGAGTTTGTCTTCCTCGTTTGGGGAAACCTCGTTATCTGACACGACTTGATAGTTCGGATTCTTTGCACGCACACCATTCCAATATTCCCCCGGGTTCACACTAAACGGCTGACTGTTCTGTGAACGAATATTGATGCGTTCAATATCGGTCGGGTTACGCCTCTCGACTTCAGCCTTAAGGTCATTGATTTTATTGTCGTTATCTTCAATAGCCTTAGCAAATTTGCTTGCAATCGTGAGTAATTTCGTAAGTTTATCGTCAACTCCGTCGATTTTATATTCTGAAGCTTCTTGAGAATTGGTCAAATCATCTATGTCAATTACTTCGTCATCAGGATGGGCCATATCTGTTTCGTCACCCTCCATATCGACATCTTCAACCGGTTCTTCAATGTTTTCGGGTGTTTCAGGTGCTTCGGCACCAATTGTTGGGTCGGGCTCTGCCGGAGCCATATCACCATTCATATCATCCCCCATATTTGGGTCGGCGGGAAGATTAGTGTCTTGAGGGACAGCATTCATATTACCGGCCGGTGCTTGCATATCGGGTGCTGTGTTTGCATTACCACCCATATTTGCGTCAGTAGGATCGGAATCCGGGTCTTGCTGCATATTGTCTGCCTCAAATGTGTTTCCGTTGGTTATCACATACTCATTTATTTGACGCATACGTTTGTATACGTTCATAAGGTTCGATTCCTTTAAGTATTTCTTATCTACGGCCATTTTTAGTCATTCAGCATTACTTTATTATCTTCTGTAATAAGGATGGTATCCTTGGAAGCACGTTCATAGAGACCACGTTCCTTGCGTTCATATTTTACTTTGGGTTCAGGAATTTGGCCTTCCATTCCAAGTATCTCTTGTGCTTTTAAAAGTTTCTCGTCCATTGTATGTATATGGTTTTATGTAAACTTATTCTTCGTTATTTTCTTCCTTTTTAGGCGCTTTCTTCTTCGTTTTCTTGGGTTTCGGCTCCTCTTCAACAATCTCCACCGTTTCCGGAAGTTCGTACGGGGCATATATCACACCGGAACTCTCATCCGCACCGGTTCTTCCTTTACCACCATAATTTTCCATATCAACCGTTTTCCCCTCGTATCTTTCCATTATGCTTTTTGTTTCGATTGGTTTTGGTGCAATGACCTCAGGCGTCACATCAAGCGGAGCGATGACAATAGGATTAATCACAGCCCTTACCTCATCAAGTTTCTTTATAGTACTGAGAACATCAGGTTTATTCTCGATTCTCTCGATTACTACCGGTTGTGCCTTCCTTTGTCTAATAACTTTATTATGTATTTGCCTATTTCTTTTTTTAAACATGATTGTTTTACATTAGCAGTATTATTCTTATAAATATCACGCTCCGGCTAAAACACTTGCTAACGGGAGAATATAGTGTGTGTTGTTGGTTATTATATTCCTTACATCCGATGATATGAAGCCGGTATCATATACAAATCTGTTATTCCTGTTTGTTTTTATTAATCTAACAACTTTCTTGCGTTCAACACCAATATATTCACAAAGTGTCAAAGATAATCCAAAGACAGTATTCTTACCAATATCATAAATGAATATGAAATTTGAATCCCTTGTAAGAAAACACAGTTTCAATTCATTTGATTTCAACCAACCATATATTCGTTTCACATCATTGTATCTATACTTTGGCAGGTTTAAATAGAAATATTTTACATCAGATAGGAACTTTCTGAAACAAAAATCATAGAATTCCTCGATATCTTTATCGAATTCATATTTACGTTCAGTTTTTTTGTATGTCCACCATATGTCACCATACTGCTTCTTGATGATAAGGAAATCTTGGATATTTGCCCTTGCTTCCTCAAGTCCCACTATAATGGTTGGTATGTTGGGTAGCCTGTCTCCATATTTTTTTGTGATGTTAAAGAAACTTGGGAATTTATCCTTGCTGTATCCCGTTATTATATTTCCAATGTATTTTGTTTGCATCTGTTTTCATATTTGTTTGGTATAAATATACCAATTTTTAACTATTTTGTGCATTCCATTTTTCCAAAACCTGCTTTGAATATGTTATTCGTTCGCGTCCCTTTGCTTGGGCATTTTTTGGACGTTCAAATTTAGTGCAAAAGGAAACCGTTGCATTTTCAATATTACTTGTATTTTTTAAATCAACCAACGCCCCTTTCTCACTATGTTGACCAGTTCCATCTAGTTCAGAAACTAAATATGCTAATTGTACTTCTATGTCTTGCCACGTCTTATTCATGGTTTTAGCGTTATTCAGTAAGTTTGTAAACCTACCATTACCATTAACTGCATCATGCCACTGACATAAACCACCTGATTGACCCTGGCCGGCATCACTTGCTACATACGAAGTTGGATTCCACCTACTTTCGGCATACATATTACCCGTAATAGCAGCTGCCTGAAAATCTTTTAAACCTAAATTACTTTCAAGTAATTTTTTCATTATAGTCATAGCATTATTCCACCTCTCCTTTTCTCCTATTGGAATGGTTTTATATGTGACGTTTCCTGTATTACTTTCACAAGACATGCTTTATCAAATCGTTTTTTAATTTTATTTTATGAGCCGTTAAATGGGCTAAAATGCATGAAATCACCGTAACTTCCACCCCATCCCCATCCATGGTTTGCGAATATTTGAACCACAGGGTGTTTTTTGGTTCTTATGTGCAAATCGTCGTCTGTGTACTGGTCTAAACACCCTATCATTGGATTGTATCCTGGGTTTATATCAATTGCACAAGCAAAAGCATGATTACTTAGACTCCCTCTTTTTGTCTCACGATACTCATAAGAACCGATAATTTTTTCACCTTTTGGAATTTCAGGAAATTTTTTCTCTCCTAATTTGCCATATTCACCGTAAAATTGTCCAGGGTTAAATTTGTAATCCGTATTGACGTATATTTCTTCAAAAATTTGCCTAACACTACTCTCTAATAGTCTATGCACAACTATCCATTTTGTCATCGTTTTGTTTTGGCCATTACCATCTTTTTCTGTTGATTTAAGTCTCACTTGAAATGCAACAACATTATTGTTTATTTCTCTTAACATTTCCGGTTCCCTACTATGAAAACGATTTTTACCAACCTGTTTGGCTAATGTGCCTGCAAAATTGTTTGTTATTTCATATGGTTTTAGTTTTTGTTCAGATGCCAAACGGCCTTTACACATACCTTCTGGCAATTTTCCGCATTCATCATCATACTCCTTGTCAATGATATTACCTTCGGAATCAAAATAGTAATGAGCGAACCATTCCTGACACCACGGTAACGTGCGTTTTGACATTTTCATTGCCTTCACTGTGGTTGTCATATCACCGGGACGCATTGTATGTGTTACACTGTATATCATGTATGCCCCACGGAACATCGGTACATTGAATAATTGAAAATACATGAGCGGCATTATCTGTGCATTGCCCATCATTTCAATGGTAGCTGTATATGAATATCCTGAATATACACTATATAAATCCTGTCCATAGAATATGGTACGTTCACCAGCTCCCCTACCACGATTCGCA